GTCCAGTTCCTGAAATTTCAAGTTCGTCTCCTCCCTAAATTTGTTGATCGATAATATAAGAGAACAAACAACACTCCAAGCTCATGTGAAGAAGCAATTAAATGCGATATTATGATCGGTAAGTATGCCTCACGTCATACAGAAAAATGTTTGATTAGCGGCTGAATTAAACTGCGTTCTTAAGGCCTAAAAATCATGGGAGTATCCATCCGCGCTTACGCAAGGCATCGCGGCGTGAGCCACGTTGCTGTGCTCAGAGCTGCCAAGGCCGGTCGTATCACCTTGGAAGCCGACGGCTCGGTAGACCCGGCAAAAACTGACGCATCCTGGGAACGCAGCACAGAGCCAAAGCGAGAAAGCCAGACGCCTGCGAAGCTGAAACCCGTTGCTGACGCGGCGGTGGGATCTGTTCGCGAGACGCTGAAAGAACAGGGCCTGCCCGCTAGCGGGAATGTCACCTTCGTGCAGGCCAGAACGGCCCATGAGATCGCCAAGGCCCATCTCGCACGACTGCGCCTGCAACGCATGAAGGGCGAACTCGTCGACCGACCAAGGGCAAGCGCGCTGGTGTTCCGCCTTGCTCGTGAGGAGCGAGACAGCTGGATCAACTGGCCTGTGCGTGTCGCAGCCCTCATGGCAGCCGAGCTTGGCGTCGAGGCTCACCAGATGCAGAAGGTTCTGGAAGCCCATGTCCGATCTCACCTCGCCGATCTCGCCGAGGTTAAGTTTGAACTCAGATGAGCTCATTGATTTTGATGGAGGCGAGGAGTTCTCACGAGTTTGGCGCGATGGTCTGACCCCTGATCCCTCGCTTACGGTTTCGCAATGGGCAGACCAGCACCGCATGTTGAGCGCGCGAGCATCCGCTGAGCCCGGTCGGTACAGAACGGATCGCACGCCTTATATGCGCGACATAATGGATGCGCTGTCGCCATCGCAAGCAACGCGGCGCGTAGTGTTCATGAAGGCGGCGCAGGTTGGAGCCACAGAAGCGGGTAATAACTGGATTGGCTATGTCATCCATCATGCGCCTGGCCCCATGTTGGCGGTGCAGCCCACAGTTGAACTTGCCAAACGCTTTTCACGCCAGCGCATCGATTCACTGATCCAGGAGAGCCCAGCACTTCGAGAACGCGTCAAACCGGCGCGTGCACGCGATGCCGGTAATACCGTTCTATCCAAGGAGTTCCCTGCAGGTTTGCTCGTCATGACGGGCGCCAATAGCGCGGTGGGTCTGCGTTCCATGCCCGCGCGCTACCTGTTTCTTGATGAGGTCGACGCCTATCCCCCTTCTGCTGACGAGGAAGGTGATCCCGTCGCTCTGGCTGAGGCTCGCACGAGAACATTCTCATGGCGCAGCAAAGTCTTTCTGGCGTCCACACCAACAATCCACGGGCTGTCGCGGATCGAGCGCGAATTTGAAGCCTCTGACCAACGGCGCTTTTTCGTGCCGTGCCCCTATTGCAACCACGAACAGGCTCTCAAATTCGAGCGACTCCTTTGGGAAAAGGGAAAGCCTGAGAGCGCGCGCTACCATTGCGATGCCTGTGATGGGGAAATCCACGAGCATCACAAGACGCAGATGTTGGCCAAGGGCGAATGGATCGCGACAGCGCAATCCAGCGATCCCGCGACCATCGGGTTTCATCTGTCGGCGCTCTATTCGCCGGTCGGTTGGCTCAGCTGGGTCGATATTGCGCGGGCCTGGGAAGCCGCACAATCCAATGATGAAGCCAAGCGCAGCTTCAAGAACAGCATGCTTGGCGAAACTTGGATGGAAACTGGCGAAGCGCCAGACTGGCAAAGGCTGTACGACCGCCGCGAGCAATGGAAGACAGGCACAATCCCCAGCGGCGGGCTTTTTCTCACTGCAGGCGCCGACGTTCAGAAAGACCGCATCGAATTATCGATCTGGGCATGGGGCCGAGATCTCACAAGCTGGTTTGTCGATCACATCATCATTGATGGTGGTCCTGAGCATGCAAGCACTTGGGCGGAATTAGCGTCTGTGCTGGATCGCAGCTGGCCACATGCACATGGAGCCAGATTGGGGCTGGCGCGCCTTGCGATCGACACGGGTTATGAGGCGCCCGCTGTTTATGCCTGGTCCCGCCAGATGGGTCAGGGCCAGGTCGCCCCAGTCAAAGGCGTTGATGGATTTAACCGCGCTGCCCCGGTCATGGGGCCAAGTTTTGTCGATGTAACGGAGAACGGGCGCAAGCTGCGGCGTGGGGTGCGTCTTTGGACGGTCGCGGTCTCGACCTTCAAGGCTGAGACCTACCGTTTCCTGCGCCTTGAGCGCCCGACAGACGAAGACATCCTTGCTGGAGCAAAATATCCAGCGGGCTTCGTTCACTTGCCCTCTGGGCTGGAAGCCGAGTGGGTCAAGCAGCTTGTCGCCGAGCAATTGGTGACCATCAAGACCAAGCGTGGGTTTCAGAAGCTGGAATGGCAGAAACTTCGCGAGCGTAACGAGGTTCTTGATTGCCGTGTTTATGCAAGAGCCGCCGCATGGATAGCGGGGGCCGATCGTTGGTCAGACGAGAAGTGGCGGGATCTGGAGGATCAGGTCGGCAATGCGCCAGCCAGCATCTGCGAAGGTGAAGCCATAATGAGTGACGCAGGCGTCCTCGCGCGGCAGCCGCCAACTGGCGCACGGCGGCGCTCGAACTGGCTTGGCGTGCAAAACAAGGGATGGCTTCGATGAGCTGGACACAGGCAGAGCTTGATGCGCTGAAGACGGCCTATGCTTCGGGCACCCTGCGCGTCAGCTACGAAGGCAAGACCGTCGAATATGCGGGCGCAATGGATTTGCTGTCGCGTATCCGCACCATCGAGCGAGAGATGGGGGCCAACACGAGAGACAGGCTGCCGGTCGCGGGGCTGGCAGGCTTTTCACGGGGTGAGCGATGAAACCCCCTCTGCCATGGTTCGACCGTGCGCTTGGCGCCCTTGCCCCAAGAACAGCTTTGAAACGTGCGCTGGCTCGCCAAAGCTTCGAGGCGCTGTCGCGCGGCTATGATGGCGCGGCCAAAGGACGGCGAACTGACGGCTGGCGGGCAGCCGGGACTTCAGCCGACACGGAGGTCGCCAATGCCAGCGCCTTGCTGCGTGACCGGATGCGCGATCTCGTGCGCAACAATCCACACGCCGCCAAAGCCATCTCGGTTCTCGTCAACAATATCGTGGGCTCTGGCATCATTCCGCGCGCTGCCAGTGGCAACGAAAAGCTTGATGCTGAAGTCAACCGGCTTTGGGCGCTTTGGTCAGCGCGCTGCGATGCTGACGGGCAACTCGATTTTCTCGGGCTTCAAACTCTTGCCTGTCGGCAGATGATCGAAGCTGGCGAGGTCTTGGTACGTCGCCGCCCCCGGCGCGCAAGCGATGGCCTTGATGTTCCGCTCCAACTGCAACTCCTTGAAGCAGATATGCTAGATGGCGGGCGTAACGGCGACCTTGCCGACGGAGGGCGCATTGTTCAAGGCGTTGAATTCGACGCCATAGGACGGCGCCGCGCCTATTGGCTTTATGCCCAGCATCCCGGCGACAATGCAGTCAGCTTGAAGCGCAGGATCGACAGTCTGGCGATACCTGCTGCAGACATTCTGCACCTCTATGAAAAGCAGAGATTGCAGGTGCGGGGTGTTCCCTGGGGCACGCCCGTCATGCGCACACTTCGGGATCTCGACGATTGGACGCAAGCAGAGCTTGTGCGCAAGAAGACTGAGGCCTGCGTTGTTGGCATCGTCCTCGGCGCCGACGAAAGCGATCAAGGCATAGCCCCCTCTGTCGTGGATTCCGACGGCAATCGAGTCGAGCAATTTGAGCCTGGCCTTATCGCCTATGCGCGCGGTGGCAAGGACATCCGCTTCAATCAGCCCGCCACCACCGCCGGGGTCGGGGAATGGATGCGCGGACAGCTCCATATCGTCGCTGCTGGCTTTCGGATGCCCTATGAACTGCTGACGGGTGATCTCAGCCAAGTGAACTATTCCTCCATCCGCGCGGGGCTTGTCGAGTTCCGGCGGTTGATCGACGCCGTGCAATGGCAGCTCTTCGTTCCAATGTTCTGCCAACCAAGCTGGGACTGGTTCACCGCTCAAGCCTGGGCGGCGGGCCTATTGCCCCAGCCCAAGATCGCCGTTGAATGGCAACCACCGCGCTTTGAGGCTGTCGATCCATTGAAAGACGCCATGGCGGACCTTCTGGCCATGCGTTCGGGGACCATGACATTGGCGCAGGCGATTGCGCGCCAAGGCAACAACCCTGACGCGGTCATCACGGAAATCGCTGCGATGAACGCAAAGATCGACGCTCTCGGCATCATCCTCGATAGCGATCCAAGGCGCGTCACCAAGACCGGCATTTTGCAAGCCGATCACCAGACGCTCAACTCCAACTGAAAGGTTCCAACATGAGTGGAACAATTGAGCTCCCGGCTCTGCGCCGGGCGGCTGACCTATTGCCAGCGACGATCAATGAGGAAGACCGCTCAATTGAAGTTGTCTGGTCGACCGGATCGCGCGTCAGGCGCCAGCCCTTGTTTGGTGAGCCCTTTGACGAGGAACTCAGCATGGATCCGGCAAGCGTCAGGCTTGAGCGATTGAATGCTGGTGGACCGGTTCTGAAAGTCCATGATACCCGTTCGCTCGACAGCGTGATTGGCTCGGTCATTCCTGGATCAGCGCGCGTTGATAATGGTCGCGGCATTGCGCGCGTTCGCTTCAGTGATCGCGAAGACGTTGCGCCCATCTGGTCCGACATCAGCGGCGGCCATATCCGCGCGGTTTCGATTGGCTATCAGGTTCATCGCTACGACGTGACGCGCTCAGCCAATGGCCCGGAAGTCTGGCGCGCAGTCGATTGGACTCCGTTTGAAATCTCCGCCGTTCCGGTCGGCGCAGACCCGGCCGCCGGTTTTCGCTCAATCGACCCTTTGAGCCCCTGCCTCGTGAAACGAGACGAACCCCACTCTGAAAATTCACAAACTGTGAGGACTGCCATGGAAGAGAATATGCCTGTTTCGACCCAGCCCTTGGCCCCGCAGCCCGAAGCTGCCGTGCGCATGATTGAAACAACCGTGCCTGAAAAGCCTGCAGAGGACACCAAGGCCCTCGTCGTTCGCGCCCAAAGCGCAGAACGCGAACGTGTCGGCACGATCTATGATCTGGCCAGTCGCCTTGGACTCGAGCGCACTTTTGCCGAAGACATGGTTCAGCGTGGGGTCAGTCTTGAAGAGGCGCGTCGGGTTATTCTCGACAAGGTCGCAGACACGTCTGAACAGACGCGGACGTTCCCGCATGTATCGACGCCCTTGGGTGGACGCGATGAGCGGGTTACGCGCCGTGAGGCCGTCTCCAATGCGCTTTTGCATCGCTATAGCCCTACTCTCTTTTCTCTCAGCGAGCCCGCACGTGAATATCGCGGCATGACTTTGCTCGAATTGGCGCGTGAGTTCCTCTCCACCTCTGGCGTCAATGTGCGCGGCATGTCGCGTGATGAAATCGCAACCCGTTCGCTTCACTCCACTTCGGATTTCCCTGAGGTGCTGGCAGCGGTGACAAACAAAACTCTTCGCCAGGCCTATGATGTCTATCCACGCACGTTCGTTCCTCTTTGCCGTCAGGTCTTGGCGACCGACTTCAAGGCCATGAACAGGGTTCAGATTGGTGAGGCTCCACAGCTCCTGAAGGTGAATGAAAGCGGCGAATTCAAGCGTGGCAGCATTGCAGAATCCAAGGAAAGCTATCGCCTGGAAACCTACGGCCGTGTTGTCGGCATCACGCGTCAGGTTCTGATCAATGACGACCTTGATGCCTTCACGCGTATTCCGGCCATGTATGGCACTGCCATCGCAACGCTCGAGAGCGATGTCGTCTGGGCTGTCATCACTGCCAATGCTGTCATGGCGGACGGTGTTGCGTTGTTCCACGCGAGCCATAAAAATCTGGCGCCAACCGGTAGCGCCTTGAGTGTTGGGGCGATTGCCGAAGGGCGAACCGCAATGGCCAAGCAGACGGGGCTCGATAAGAAAACCGTTCTGAATATCCGCCCCAGCTACCTCGTTGTGCCTGCAGCGCTTGAATTGACGGCAGAGCAGCTCATTGCGCAAAACCTCGTTCCTGCGCGCACGGGTGACGTTGTTCCCCAATCGATCCGCACCATCATCCCGATCTCGGAACCGCGCCTCGATACGATCAGTGCGACGAGTTGGTATCTCGCTGCAAATCCTGCTCAGATCGACACGATCGAGTACGCCTATCTTGAGGGGCAACAGGGCGCCTACATCGAAACGCGTAATGGCTTTGATGTCGATGGCGTCGAAATCAAATGCCGTCTCGACTTCGGGGCAAAGGCCATTGACTGGCGTGGTCTTTACAAAAACGCGGGCGCGTAAGCGGTCCGCAATTCACCATCTGAAAGTCAGCGGCCTTGTGCCGCTATTTTTTTGAACAGGAGACCACTCCCATGAAAAATGCTTCACAGCCCGGGCGTAATATCCCCCTTCCAGCCCCCTATGCCGTTGCCTCGGGCGACGGACTTCTTGTTGGCGCGATCTTCGGCCTAGCGACAGGTTCAGCTGGCGCAGGTGAAAGCGTTGAAACAACGCTGGTTGGTGTGTTCGACATCAAAAAGACGGCGTCACAGGCTTGGGCCATCGGCGACAAGATTTATTGGGACAATGTTGCGAAGGAAACCACCAAGACCGCCACCAACAATACCTTGATTGGGGCCGCTATCGAGCCGGTGGGCAATAGCGCATCGGAAACGACTGGTCGCGTTCGCCTCAATGGCAGCGTCTGAAGGTTCTTTGTGACCAAGCGAGGCGACAATGATGGATGAAGATATGCCCGGCGATGGTCCGGTAACACACTGGAGCATCGACCGGCGTATCCCATTGGCGCTGATCGTCACTTTGCTCGTTCAATTCAGCGGCTTTATCTGGTGGTTCTCTTCTGTTGAGTCACGCTTGACGATGAAAGAGCAGCGCCTTGCCCGCGTCGAGCAGCGCCTTGATGATGATCAGCGGGCCATTGCAACGATCGGAGAGCGCCTCGCTCGAATTGAAGAACGTTCCAATGCGCAGATTGATTTACTCAAGCGGATAGAGCAACGCCTTGGGGATCGTCATTAGTGAGCGTCTTCGATACGGCTGTTCAGGCGTTGTTTCGCGATCCCAACATCACCGAAGACGCTCTTTGGCGACCAAGCGGGGTTGGTGCTGGCATTGCCATTCGGATCATTCGCATTCGGCCACAAGCTGAGTTCGATATTGGCGGCGTGAAGCTTGTTCAGGACAACGTTCTGTTTGATGTCCCTGCGGGAATGGCCCCAACCATTGATGAGAACGACACAATTGAGGCTGCCGGCGAAGTGTTCAAGATTCAGTCGCCGCCAGTGCGCTCCATGAGCGGCCGAATTTGGCGGGTCGATGTGAGGCATTTGTGAAAATCAACGTCAGCATCAACGGGGATCTCGCCAAGATCCTGGCGGCCGACGCAAAGGCCGCTGAAGGTGCTGTCACAGCTGCTGTTCGCAAAGTTGGCGATGGCCTCAAGTCAGAATTGCGTGCTCAAGTCGCAGGTGCGGGTCTTGGGCGGCGTCTTGCGAATGCTGTGCGGTCCAATATCTATCCTGAAAAAGGTGAGAGCCTGAGTGCTGTAGCCTTTGTCTATGCGCGCCCTGGTAAAGGCGGCCATGGGGGCGCGGCGAATATCGTGGCGGCTTTTGAAGATGGATCTCTTATCCGGGCAAATGGTGGAACGTATCTCGCGATCCCAACCGAACATGTCCCGATGAAATCATCCCCGCGCCGCCCCATGACGCCCGCTGAATTGAAGGCAAGCGTCAAATCAGGCGGCTTTGGGAAAGAACTCAAGATAGTGCCGACCAATAAGCAAGGCGTCGTGTTGCTCGTGATGCCTGTTATCCGCTCAGCAAACGGAAAAGGTCTGCGCCCAGTCACTCCTCGGCACATATCAGCGGGCCAAGCACAGGAATGGGTCGCAATGTTCATTCTGGTTCGGCAGGTGCAAATGCCACGTCTTCTGGATTGGAAGACGCCCGCTGAAAACTGGGGCTCTCGCTTGGAGGGAATCGTTCTTTCCGAATGGGAGGCGCGAGAGAGCGCAGGACGCAATGGTGAGTAAGAGAGAACAAGTGTTGCTAGCCCTGCTGGCACAACTGCGATCCATTCCCCTCGTCAAGGTTGAACGCAACCGAATGCGGCCTGAGCGTGTGCCGCCTGAAGGCCTTCTGATCCTTAGGGACGGCGACTTGGGCGAACCTGAGGTTTTGCTCTCTCCACTGATCTACGTCTGGACCCATAGCGCACGGGTGGAAGTCTATTCGGGCTCTGCTGACCCCGATGCTCATATGGATGCTCTTCTCATCTCGCTTGGCGAGGCGCTCAACGCTGACACTTCCCTCGGCGGCCTGGTCGATCTCATGGAGATTGGATCGCCGGATTTTGACGGCGCTGCCCCAGACGGTGGATCTGACATCAAGGCGGCAGTCGTGCCGATCCGGCTCAACTACGAGACCTCACAACCACTCACCTGACCACTCGCCCACCTTGGGCGTCTTGATTGATATGAAGGAGAACCGGCATGGCGCTTGGTTTTGGTGCGAACGCGCGCCTGATCGCAGCATATGAAGCAACCTACGGTACGCCACTTTCTGATGGCTATCATCGGCTTGGATTCTCTCGCTACGGATTGTCAGCAAGACAGCAGTTGATCGACAATGATCTCTTGGGTGAGGGCCGTGATCCGGCTCCCGCCGTTCTTGGCGCACTTACCTGCGATGGCGAAGTCGTCGTTCCCTGCGATGCTCGCCAGATCGGGTTTTGGCTCAAAGCTCTATTGGGTGATCCCACAACGACCGGCACAACCAATTTCACCCACACGTTTCAGTCCGGCGGCGCCACCATCCCAAGCCTGTCCCTCCAGGCGATCAACCCGGATATTCCGCTTCGTCGGACACATTTTGGCGCGCGCGTCGACAGTCTCACCTTGCCACTGCGCCGTGACGGCTTGACCTCAGCAACCATGTCACTGATTGCGCAGGGTGAGAGCACGGACAGCGTTGATCGGGATGTCACGCCCACTGCCTATACGCCACTGCGCTTTGGCTCCTTTCAAGGAACGGTGAAACGCGATGGCGCAGCACTTGGGCGTGTCGTCTCTGCCGAGATTGTCTATCGCAACGGCCTGGATCGCATTGAGACCATCCGCTCAGACGGCCTGATCGACAGCGTTGAGCCGACCGTCGCCTCCTGCACCGGCAATGTGGTGGTGCGCATCGACGGGACAAATCTCATTGAGGCCGCGACCGCAGGCACGCCCATGGAATTGGAGTTTGGCTACGTCCGCGACGCCAACACGAGCCTGATCTTCTCGGTCCATGAGGCCGTCTTGTCACGCCCCTCCGTACCCATCGAAGGCCCCTCAGGCATTCAAGTCACCTTCGAGTTCCGAGGCGCCAAGGATCCAGTCCTTGGCCGGATGATGACCACCGTTCTCAAAAATAACATCGCAGCCTATGGAGTGACCCCATGATCCGCCTTGGATTGAAACAGGAGCCCGAATGGCTCGACCTTCTGCCGGACGTGCGCATCAAGGTCCGCCCCTTTACCACCGCCCTGTTCTTTGCAGCCCAAACCGCCATGGCCAAAGCGCCAGCAGCTGACGAGGTCGAGGCAGAACTTGTTGACGCCATCCGGGGGCTCGCCTTCATCAAGGCCCTTGCGCGTCTGGCCATCTTCGAATGGGAGGGCGTGGGCGATGCCAAAGGGGACGAAGCAAAGGTAGAGCCCGAGGCAATCGATGCTCTCATGGATATCTGGCAGGCAGCTGCAGCCTTTGAGCGTCTCTACGCGCGGCCTCTGTCTGAGATGGATGCGGAAAAAAACGTCTGAGCGCCAGGGCCGAATGGCACTTCGGGGGCGGCCCGAATTATTGCGCCGCCTGCCCTGAGCGCTGTGAAGACTGCCCCTACCTTCGTGAACTCCCCGCAACCGTCGAGGGATGGGAGGTCTGGGATGTTCTGGAGCGCTGCGCCGGGCAATTGCGCATCGGCCCGGCAGGCCCTGTGGCGCTCGACTTCCTGGCTGTCTTTGAAATGTCTGGAGCACTTGGACATAGCCGTATGGCGCTGGCCGAGTTCCTGCCTGCGGCTGAGGCCGGTCTCATACGCGGTCTCATGCGGCGCATGACCAAAGCTGAATGACGCAGGCAAGATGAGAATGAGGGAGGTTGCACTTGGCCAGTCGTAACATCTCTGTTCGCCTCCAGGTCGAGGGCGGCGCATTCAGAGCGGAACTGATCGAGGCTGGGCGCACAGGCCAGGAAGCGCTCAAACAAATTGAGGTGGGCGCCCGCGAAGCATCGGCGGCGCTTGAAAAGACCGGCGCCTCCGCGCAAAAAGCGGACCGTGATCAGCAGCAACTCACCCGTTCGGCTGAGAGGCTGAAGCGTCAATATACTGAGGGCTACCAGGCAGCGAAGGAGCAAAGCCGCGCCAGTGAGCTGCTGGGCAAAGGCGTCCTGACGCAAACTGAATATGCGAGCGTGCTTGAGGGAATTGGCCGTAAATATGTAACGGCCAATGCAAATGCCCGCGCATTCGGGCAGTCGGTCGAACAGCAAGGGCAAAAAGTCAGGGCCACCGCGTCGCAGATGGCGCAGTTGCAGCCCCAGCTCAACGACATCTTCACGACCCTGACGACGGGCATGAGCCCGCTGACCATCGCCCTACAGCAGGGCCCGCAGATCACGCAGATCTTTGGAGGCATCGGCGGAACGTTTCGGGCGATACCGCCAGTGGCGCTTGCGGCAGCGGCAGCCATTGCAGCTGTTGGCATTCCGCTTGGCATCATCTTGTCGCGCGCTTTAGACCTGGCATCCCAGTCACGCGCCTTCAATGTTGCCCTTGCCTCTATGGGGTTGCAAGGGCAGACAACCGCAAACCAGCTTGGTGAGCTCGTTGAAAAACTCCGTGATGTCGGGGTCGCGCGTGATGAAGCAAGGTCAACTGTTACGACTCTCGTTCGCACGCCCGAACTTTCTGTCGCAGAGATACCCCGCCTTGCGGGCATGGCGCCTGATCTTGCTGCGGCGACTGGCGCCACAACCTCGCAGGCCGCTCGCCAACTCGCCGACGTTGCTACCGGCGGTTATGATGCGATCATCAAACTCGATCGCGCTCTCAGTGGGTTCCTGAACCCCTCGCAGCGCGAAAACATTCGTCTTCTCAGCCAGCAGGGCGAGAGCACCGCCGCCTACAAGATCGCCATTGACGCTTTGGAGGAGCGCATCAAGGGGCTGAACGATCAGGCCCTGTCCCCGACCCAAAAATCGCTAAATGATATTGGCCGCGCTTGGGATCGTCTGGTCGATAATCTGGCAAAAGGCGCTGTTGGCCGCGTCACCCTCTCCATCGTGGAAGGCAAGATTAGCGGTGCCGCCAATTTGATGGCGCCGTCAAAACCACCTCTGCGTGATCACATTGGGGATGCAGAAGACGCTTTACAGCGTGCGATCGAACGGCTCGAAAAGTTCAACAACGAAACCCGCCGTTACCGAGATCCCAATGCCGAAGTCTTCATTCCCGGGTTCAGCTTTGGCGCGCCAAACGCTGTCCGGGTGCAATTGCAGGCCGAGGTCGAAGCGGCGCGAACCGAATTTGAGCGCTTGAACGAAGCTTCTGCGCGCGCGCAAGAGCAAGGCAAGCAACTCGCTGCGCAGGCAGAAAACCCCAGTGGCGGCATGGGTTCTCTTGGCGACCGAACGATCCGCGAAGAAACCGCACGCCAGATTGCTGATCTCGAGACACGACGCCGCCTCGACAGCCTGACCCCGGCGGCCCGGCCCCAGGCGGAAGCGGAAATCCAGGCGGAACTTGCCGCACGCGAGCGCAACCTCAATGCAATTGAGGCTGAAGCGCTCAAAAGAGCCATGGTCGGCAATGTCATTGCTGATCAAAAGCGCCAATACGCCGATCTCACGCGCGAAATGGAGCTCCAAAGTAAGACGGCGCTCGATGTTGCGGCGGCTTATGGCCAAGGATTGACGGCGGTTATGCGGGCGGAAGCTGCGCGTACCGCAGAGCTTGAAAATCTGCGAAGCGGCATTGATGCGACCGCACGTGCGGAGGAAATTCTCAAGAACAAGGTAGCCGAAACAGCCGAAGCTCAGGCCCGCGCTGCATTGCAGGCGCAGGAGGCGGCCGATTCAGCCAGACGTATTGCAGGCGCCGAAGCTGGTGGTGCTGCAGCGGTGGCGCGCGCCCAGGCATCCGAGCGAGCCCTGTCAGCTACCAGAGAAGCGCGCGCTGCGCTTGGCGCCGCTACAGGCAATTCTGAAGCAGCTTTGCGCAAAAGCATCGAAGATACGACCCGCGCCATAGAGGCCCAATCATCTGCGGAGCGCGCGGGACAAGTTCTTCGCGAGCAGCGCGTCGCCACCAATGATCTCGTGATCGCAAATCTTGAAAAGGAAGCTGCCGCTACGAACAATGCGACCGAGCGCCGTGCGCGGGAACTCGCAGTTGAACGAGAGCGCCGTCTTCTGGCCCAAAAAGACAAATTCGGGGCCATCGATCCAACATTGACCGCAACACAGGATGCAGCTGCGGCGCTGCGCGAGCAGGCGCGCTACTTCAACGATATTCGTGATCAGGCAAAGACCATCGCGAGCGACATTTCGACTTTTCTTGTCGATGGCTTCGTCAACGCGGGCAAGGCTGGCAAGAGCGTCTTCGCCAATCTGGCTGATGGCGCAGTTGGCCTCTTCAAACGCATGGCGGCGAAAATCGCAGCCACCCTGATCGAGCAGAAGTTCATTTTGCCGATTACGACGCAAATCGTTGGCGCGTTTCCAGGTCTCTTTGGTGTCGTCGCCCCGCAAGCCGCCGCTGGGGCCGCAAGCACTGCTGCAGGAGCCGCTGCTAGCAGTGGAGGCATTTTCGACGGACTTGGAAAATGGTTCTCAGGGCTTTTTGGCGCAGGCCATGATGGTGGCCTTGTTGGCCTTGCGCCATCCCACGTTCGCAGCGTCGCCTATGCCGCCTTTCAAGGAGCGCCCCAATATCATACCGGCGGCATGCTTGGTCTGCGCCCCGACGAAGTCCCCTTCGTTGGTCTTCGCGGCGAAGAAGTTTTGACGCGCTCAGATCCGCGCCATCGCTGGAATGCTGACTGGATGAAGCAGGCGCCATCGGCAGGCGGAAATTCTGACGTTCAGGTTCATGTCTATGACATGCGGATGGGCCGGGACCAGCCGCCTGCGCGCACCGAACAAAAACGTGGACCGGATGGACGCAAGGAGATCTCTGTCTTCATCGAGGAGAAAATTGAGGACGCTATTCGAAGCGGCAGGCTCGATCGCGCGCAAGCCGAAACGTATGGCACGCGCCGCATGACAAAACGGGTCTGACCGCCATGACCAACCTCGTCTGGCCCTCAGGCCTGCCCCAACGCCCAAGCCTCAGTGGCTACCAAGAGCGTTTTGCGGAGACGGCACTGCGCACGCCCATGGAAGCGGGAGCCGCCAAGCTTCGCCAGCGTTTTACGGCGGCGCCCCGCCAGATCGAAGTATCCTTCCGCATGACAGCGGCGCAGGTGGCGTTGATGCGGGTCTTTTATGAAGAGACGCTAGGCGGCGGCACACTCCTCTTCGACTGGATCCACCCTAGAGGCGGCGGCAGTTCTTCGTTTCGCTTCGTTGAGGCGCCCCGCGTTTCCACCACATCTGCAACTCTATTCTCGGTCACAGCCAAGCTCGAGGAGCTGCCTTGAGAAACCTGTCTGCCGAGGCGACCAGAGCCGGTCACGATCAACAGACCGACAAGGTCTGGATCGTCCTTTTAGAAATCACGGCAACCGGTTTGAGCACGCCAATCCGTATCGCCAGCGACAACAGGGATGTCGTGCATCAGGGTTGGACCTTCATCGGATATCCTTTTGAGGTCGAGCTCCCGCCTGAAAGCCCCGACCGCCCCATGATTGCGCGGATCAGGATCGATAACACCGAGCGGCTCATCGTGAATGAGGTGCGCACGATCAGTGAGCCTCCGACCGTCGCGCTCAAAGTCGTCCTTGCCGATCAGCCTGACACGATTGAAGTGGAATATGCCGGGATGCGACTTCGCAACGTCACCTGGGATCAGGGCGAAATTTCCGGCGATCTCGTCTACGAGGATATCCTCTCCGAACCAGTGTGCGAGCAAATGACGCCAGCGCGGTTTCCGGGCGCGTTCTGATGTCAGCTTTGCCAGATTGGACGCATCATTACATCGGACTTCCCTTTCGAGAAGGCGGGCGCGAGCGCACGGGTCTCGACTGCTACGGCTTACTGCGCCTTGTCATCAATGAACGCTTTGGCGGAAACATCCCTGAATATGAAGGCATCGCCTATCGAGGGGGCGATGATGCGGATTTTCTCGCTACGCTGATGGACGAGCGAATTCGCTTTTGGACGCCCGTTCGTATTGGGGACGAGCGCCCGGGAGACGGAATTCTGCTTCGCGTCATGGGCCGCCCGATCCATGTCGGCATCGTCATCGCTCCGGGCCTGATGCTCCACATCGAGAAGGACTGCGATAGCCTCATCGAGCGCTATTCAACCGGATCTCGCTGGGAGCGTCGCATTCTAGGGTTCTATCGTCATGCCTTTCGATAGCCTTGTCCCCCCGGATCCGGTGCGCTGGACACTGGTGGCGCGCCCCTTCTCGACTGACCGGCAAGAAATGCTCACGCCCTGCGGGCTGACCCTTGCCCAAATGCTTGAGCTATCCGACCTACCGCAGCGCTACTGGCCATATATTCAGGTCTTCGTTGATGATGAGGAGGTGCCGCGCCAATGGTGGCGACAGGTGCGTCCAAAGCCAAAAGCCCGCCTGTTTGTGCGGGTGAATGCCATGGGCGGCGGCGGTGGGGGCAAGAACCCTCTCGCCATCATCGCCTCCATCGCCGTCATTGCCTTTGCTGCCTGGGCGGCCCCCATGCTAACCGCAGCGATCTTTGGCGTCGAGGCGGCCGCCGTCAGCGCCGCCGGTGTCTTCACTGCCATGGGCCTGACCAAGCTCGTGATTGCAGGCGCGATCACCATGATCGGTTCGTTGCTAGTCAATGCGATTGCACCAACCCCCAAACCTGTTGCAGACGCAGGTCTCACCAACCCCGCGTTTTCGATCACCGGCACGTCTAACCGCCTCAATCCCTATGGCGCCATTCCGCGTGTGCTCGGCCGCAGGCGTCTCTTCCCCGTCCTTGCCGCAAAACCCTATACGGAGACCGTGGGCAACGAGCGCTACATGCGACTGCTTCTGCTGGTCGGCTATGGCCCCCTCGATATCGATGATCTCAGAATTGGAGCGACCCCTATCAGCGCATTCGACGGTGCCGAGGTCGAGATCCGCGAGGGTTGGGCCAATGATCCCGCCATCACGCTCTATACGCAGCGGATCGAAGAAGACCCCCTCTCAATCTCGCTCACCGTGGCTGGGGGCTGGCGGACCATCACCTCGCGTCAAGGCGCACGAGAAATCAGCCTCGATATCTCCTTTGATCGGGGGCTTGCTTATTACAATGACCAAGGTGGGCGCTCGAACGCGACCGTTGTTTTCGAGGCGCAATACCGCAAGCTCGGCGCTGCAAATTGGGAAGCGATACCCTGGAAACCCGATGGCGACGCGGGGTTCGAGACGGCGGGCGTCATTACAATCACCGACCAATCCTCCTCGCCGGTACGACGGGGCGGTCGCTTCAGCACGCCAGAAGTCGGCCAATATGAAGTCAGGCTTCGTCGCACGTCTGCTGACGCCACAAGCCAGAGGCTGATCGACACCGCCACAGCCTCGGTGCTGCGCACCATCACCGATAATGCCCCTGTCACCATGCAGGGACTGTCGATGATCGCCCTGCGGCTCAAAGCCTACGAGCAGATCAATAACCAGTTGCAGCAAATCAGCTGTGTGGCGACGTCCTATCTGCAGGTTTGGAATGGAGCGGACTGGTCGTGGGAACTGAGCCGGAATCCCGCTTGGGCGTATTGCGATATTCTGCGCCGTCGCGGCGGGGCTGAGCTTATCCCGGATGGGCGGATTGATCTCAGCGCCATCAAGGAATGGGCGCAGGCCTGCGATAGCTTGGCTACTGATGGCTCAGCGCGCTGGGTCTTTGACGGCGTGATCGAAGGGGGATCGGTTGTCGACGCCCTGCGGGATATCTCGTCCCATGCGCGGGCGCGTTACGGCCTGCGGGACGGCAAACACTCAATCGTCCGGGACATTCCCCAGAGCGTCCCGGTCCTGCACATCACGCCGCGCAATTCCTACGGCTATTCCGGACGCAAACAATTCATCGACATGCCCCACGCCCTCAAGGTCCGATTCATCAACCCGGACAAGGAATGGCAGGAGGACGAGCGGATCGTCTATGCAGATGGATATGGCGCTGAGAACGCCGAGCGCTTTGAAACCGTCGACATGATGGGCTGCACCAGCCCAGAACAAGCATGGCGTGAGGGTCGCTATCACCTTGCCGTCGGCAAGCTCCGCCCAGAAACCCATGAGGTCTTTCAGGACGTCGAGGCGCTGCGGGCGACCGATGGCGACCTCGTCATGTTCGCACATGACGTCATTCTCGTGGGACTCGGCTGGGGCCGCATCAAGGCGCTGATCCTTGATGAGGGGATGGTGAGCGCCCTGCAGCTTGATGAGCCAGCCAATATGGCAGCAGGCAAAAGCTATGCGCTACGCATTCGCCGGGCCGATGGGTCAAGTCAGGTTCTGCCGCTCGTAACTTTGCAAGGTAATAACCACGCCGTCACTCTGGCGACAGCGCTTCCCCAGAGTCTTGCGCCTGAACCCGGCAATCTCTTCCAGTTCGGGGAATCTGGACGCGAAGCTGCGCCCATGCTGGTGAAGGGGATCGAGCCAGGCCCCAATCTCAGCGCCAAATTGATCCTGATCCCTGCCGCGCCCGCCGTGCATGATGCCGATAGTGGCCTCATCCCGGATTTCGACAGCTACATTACCCGTCCCGCGAAGATCGAATTGGCGCGGCCTCCTGCCCCGCATATCTGGTCGGTGGTGTCGGACGAGAGCGTTCTGGTGCGCGGCCCTGATGGTCGTTCAAGCCCGCGTATCCTTGTGCGCCTCTATCCCCCGGCATCAAGCGCCGTGAACCCGCCCGAGGGGATCGAAGTACGGCTTCGCCAAAGCGAAAGCGCTGGTCCCTGGTCAGCTATTCCCACACAGCCAGCTGATACTCTGATCGTCGGTGTGCAGCCCGTCGAGGACGGGGTCAGCTATGATTTGCGGCTGCGCTTTGTCAGCGCCTCCGGCATTGCCTCGGATTGGACCGAGGTGCTGGGCCACCGTGTAGTCGGGCGCACGACCCCGCCCGGTGGCGTGACTGGCTTTGGCGCTGAACGCCGCGCTGATGGCGTGCAGCTGAACTGGGAGCCCGTCTCAGCCCTGGATCTCGTCGGCTACGAGATCCGCGAGGGTTCGGCTTGGGATGGCGGAAGCGTCGTTACGACCAGATACCGTGGCACCACACTCTTTGTGGCGCTCACCGACGCCAGCGAGCGCTTCTTCCATATCAAGGCGATCGATGAGGTCGGCCTCTTCAGTCAGAGCGCAGCTAGCGTATCAGCCGCCGTATCCGCGCCAACCGCCGTGACAGTCTTTGACGTGATCCCGCAGGGCGATCATGTGCGGGCGTCATGGGAGCCGGTGGATGGAAGCGGCATTGAATATGAGCTTCGGGCAGGCCCGACGTGGGGCACGGGACGGTTCGTTGGCCGCGCAGCTGGTAATAACCTTGTCGCGCTATGGCCCATTCGCGATGCCATCGACGAGACCTTCTGGATCAAATCGGTGTCATCAGCGGGCCTCTATAGCGACATGGCTGCGGTCTCAACCACCCGTCTTGCGCCCCTCACTGGCAGAAACGCTGTGCTTACAAGCGACCGGCAAGCCCTGAACTGGATGGGCGTCCAACAGGGAATGGAAGTCATTGGCGGTAATCTCCTCGCCTTGGCGCGCTCGAATGGCGCAAACCTGCCACGCGGGGAATATGTGTTCCCCGTTGATCTCTCCCGCTCCTGGCGGGCGCGCAATTGGGTGGATGCGCGCATCGCAACGGCCCCTGCCAATGATCTGACCTGGGCTGACGCAACCTTCCGCTGGGAGGATAGCGAGGCTGCATCCGCCTGGTTGCCGCTGGGCGATGTTGATGGCGCGACACTGCGCAGCCAGATCTCGATTGAGGCTGCCATACCGAATGATCTCATTGAGGGGTTCCGTCTGGCGGGCAATGTCACGGGCGTCAAAGGAATGGCGGCGAGCCAAGCACTCAACCTTGGCTATGCTCCCGCGCGCTTTGATCAAGGCGTACGTGTTGGCAACGGCACAAAGGCAAAGTGGCCGGTGAATATCCCATCGGAGTTCTCAAGCACTTTCGATGTTCGCCTTGATACTCTGCTCGACGAGCCCATCGTTTATCTGGCGCTGACTGGCGACAAGGGAGCCTTGCGTCTCATCTGGTCACCCGACATCGGCGCCTTTGCACTTGAAGACGATTACGGGCGGCGTGTGGTCACGCCTCTTGTCCGGCGCGCTGGTGACCTCATCACCTTTGGCATCTGCCAGACGCCAACCATGCGTCGTCTCTTCGCTGCATCAATCCAAACCGGTGTTATCGCCTCGGGATCCGAGCCCTTCACACCGCTAGGCGCTTTTACCAGCGCACAGCTTCACCCCGCATAGGAGATCAACATGAAGATCAGCATTGCCGACCTTCTGGCCCTGCTTGGCCGGAAGGCGGATGGAGACCGCTTTTGCCTGCATGGACGCCTCGAATCCCGGCTCGTCAGGCCTGATGGCACGACCATCCTGCGCGTCAAAGACAACCTCATCGTAGATGCGGGCTTTAGCTTCGTCGCACAGTCTATTGGCGCATCGACGGGACGGCCCGGCGTGATGAGCCATATCGCTGTTGGCACCGGCACTACGGCTGCGGCTACCGGCAACACGGCGCTTGTCACGGAAATAGCCCGAAAAGCTGCGACCTTCTCTCATACTGTAGGCACCAAGGTCTTCCAGTTCGAAGCAACCTTCAATGCTGGCGAAGCGACGGGCGCAATCACAGAGGCTGGCGTGCTCAATGCCTCTTCCGCCGGAACCATGCTTGATCGTGTGGTCTTCGCGGTCATCAACAAAGGCGCGGATGACACGCTCACGCAGCGCTTTACCTTCACAATGAGCTGATGCGATGACCACTACGATCACTGCTACCTCGGGCGCTGATTACGTCTGGAGCAGCGCGTCGTTTACGTGGGATAGCGCGGAGAGTGGCAAGGGTTGGGCTGACGCCTCTGCAACAAGTTTTGTGGGCGTAGAAAACGCGATCCTTGCCTTCTCCGCTCTGGAGGCTCGCCAACCCCTTGCAGTTCGCAGTGAGGCAATCGCACTTGCCGATGCCCGCCAGCAATCAGCCACCGGCGCTCGATCCGAGGCCCTGCGGATCGCGGAAACCTACATCGATCTCATCGCTTTTGTGCTGAAGGTCGTTGAATCCTTTGCGCTCTCTGAACTCTCTGGCAAGCAGCTCCTTCCAAAACCTGCTGCTGAAGCATTTACCTTGAGAGACGCAGGAACGCGCCAGGCATCGAAAGCAGTTCCTCAATTGCTTGGGATCACCGACGCGAGATCTGGCTTCGCACAGCGCCTATCTGCAGAAACGGTCTCGCTTACTGAGCGCAATATACGTCTCGGGCTCATTCCAAAATCAGAGACCCTCGGGCTTACTGAATCCAGACGTACATCTATGCAGCCAGATGCGCGTCAGTCTTTGACGCTATCTGAGACCTACACGGACATCATCGGCTTCATCCTTCAGATCGCAGAAGCGTTCGCCGTTCTAGATCGAACGAGCCGCGCGCAAACCCATCTCTCCAAGGAGCAACTCGCCTTCCTTGATCGTCTCCTGCGCGCTAGCAACGCTGTGATTGCCGATCTTGCCTTTCGGACGACCCCGCTCGACGACGAAGGCTTTGCAACCCTGGTTGCACAAAGCAGGCCTCTTGGCTTCAGCGCTTTCCGAGATCTGACACCCGGTGATTACGAATATGCCAAGGCGCTCGTTCGCCTCATTCTGGAAGCGCCCATAACAACAGCCAACCGCGTTGCGCTGTCAGAGGCGCGTTTGAATATCGACGTGCCTGATGTGCGCGATCGAGGAACCGTCGCAGTCGCCGCTACCGGAACGGTCGTCGCCTTCAACCGCGTCTTCAATGCGCCTCCGGAAATCCAGGCGACATTCAAGAGCGGCACCATCCTGGCGATCCCCCAGATAGGGGCCATCACGACCACCGCCTTCGAAATCTCACTGATCACCCCAGATACACGAGCGCCAGTCGCGGGCAATGCGAGCTGGTCTGCCGAAGGCTATTAGAGCGGGAGAATCCCATGGCCCAAACCTACCCCGACATTCCCTCAACCAAAGCCGTCAGGGACAGTCGTCAGGACATTCTCGACCGCGATGAGGCTGTCCGGTCAGCCTTTTCGGGAACGACCTATCCGAGCACAAATCTCGTCATCGGCATGTTCTGCTTCCGCACTGACCTGGGGCAGCTTTTCGAATTGACCGCTACCTCCCCGGTGACGTGGACACGCCTTCCGTTGGGTGTTCCGGTGCCTCTCAATCAAGGCGGTACCAGCGCGACTGACGCAGCAACCGCACGCACCAATCTTGGCCTTGGCGCCCTAGCAGTCAAAAGCACCGTGGCGGCGGCGGATATTGATAACGCCGCGATCCAGACGGCAAAGCTACAGGACGCCTCTGTCACCACAGCCAAAGTCGTCGATGCCAATATTACAACGGCGAAGATCGCTGATAGCGCCATTACAAGCGCCAAGATCGCCGACGGCACGATCACTACCGCTGATTTAGCGGCCCAGACCATCACAGACATTCGCGCAGGCGTTGACGTCTCAAGCCGTGTTGCAAAGTCTGGAGATACGATGACCGGCACGCTGAGCGCGCCAAACCTCATTTCAACAGGAACGGTGCGATCTGGCGCAACCGGCGATAACGCGAGATCAACGGGTTTCAAAATCGCTGATGGGTCAGATATCGGCGAACTCAACAGATCCAACCAGTATTACGACGACCGCATCAATAACTGCACGGGATACCTTCCCAACGGCAATTGCCTAGCCAATGCGCAGTGGACGCCACCGAATGGCAACTGGTGGACCTGGGGTCTGGGCCTTGGCCCCGCCAATCCCAGTGGCTTCGATTTCGCCGGTGGCTCCAGTGTCGCTTATCAAGCTGTAACAGTTGGCCTCGTCTATACCGCCTATGCTTTGACTGCCGATGAAATCGGCGGTGGCGAATATCATCGCACCTTCAACAACTGCAATTGCGGCGGACTGAATTGCTACACCAATTGCAACTGCAATTGCGACTGTAATTGTAACTGCAATTGCTGATTGGAGCCGACAATGCAAATCTATCAGATCAACCGAAAAATCATGCCGTTCAGTTCGGCCATACAAATTGAAAAGGATATCTTGAAGATCTCTGCGAGATGGAAGTCGCAAGATAAAAAGCCTATCTCTCAGTCATATAATCTAGCCGAAATAATCGGTCGATATTCTGAGGATCACGGCTGCATCGCGCTTTGCTATACACCCAGATTCAAAGACGAGCTCGTGTGGCACGAAACAACACGGTTCACCTATGGTGAGCGGATTTCCTCCGATCGTTCTTATTCTTCGATGATGCAGGACGGCCTATCGATCAACGACACACCTCAAAAACGTGGCCGCCATAATGCCGCTTCGCCCGCAGCGATACTCAAACAACGATTGGATGCGACACCCGTCCTTTATCTTCTAACGCCTGCGCGAGGATGTTCCGTCAACAACTCAATCATCGTCTTTCACGGTGTGGATCCAGATCCAGGCATTCCGGAAGAATTCCGAACAACTCACTCGTTGAGCGTGGATGGAAACATACAGGCTCCACCAATGATGCCCTCACTCAAGATGTTTCTGGAAAGCTGGCTTCCAATAGCCATTGGAGGACCAGACTTAATTCCGGCCGATCAAACGGCGAAATACCTCCTCACCAATATGCAGGGTGGTGAAATATACCTTGAGGCCACTGGCGGGATCTTGAATCGGTCTCGCGCCAAAAACGGTCAACAAGTGCTCCTCGACACGCGTGGCTTGGAGACTGGCGAAGAGATCACGATCAAGGCCGGATACAAATTCTGGCCGGGGATCTCTCAAAAAAAGATCGCAATCATATGAGCGTGATCAGTCTCTGGCCGACGAATATCTGGGCTGAAAATTTAACCGGCATATTGTCGTCGGAGGGATTTGCTAGGCTGATCGCAATCGGTGACGAATATGAGGCCGCACATCCTCGTGCCCATAAGCCAGCTGCAATGCGCGGGGGACCTGAGGTCAGCTATAATCTTTTGAAAGACAACCGACCCGAAGCCGTCACCTTCAAGGCGATACTCGCTGAGCGTATGCGGCGTCTTGCTAATGCTGAGGGTTTTGAGGCGGACACAGAATTTGAAGCGGTCTGCGCCCTTCGCCGCTTTGGGCCGGGAGAATATGCCAAGCCTCATAACCACAGAAGCGTGGATTACGTAGCCGTCCTTTGGCTGTGCCTGGAGCAAACTGACGATCGAGGCGACCGCCACCAACTGCCCGCCGGAAACCGCCTCCACTTGATTGATCCGATTGCAGCTCGCTCCCGCTTTCTCAATCACACGATGCTGCATGCGATACGCCCCTTACCCGGGCTCCTCGTTATTCACCCGGCTCACATCTTCCATACCAGTGAAGTCAATTTGGGGCGTACGGACACTGTAGCTCTCGTGACCAACATTCGCGTCATCGATCCGGCGCGCCATTACATCCAACTCTAGAGAACCCAATGACCGAAAATCTCGAATACCGGCTCGTGATGGCGGGCCGGAACGGCTATCTGCGCGAGCTTCTCTATCAGCCCCACGTATCATCGCTTATTTGGGCAGATACTGGTGAGCCCGTTGCCCTTTCGCCCGTCGGCACAAGCTACGATCATTCGGCACCTACTTGGACAACTGCCCACCCCGTCTCCCCCGACAATCCCGCAGTCAAGAGCCGGGATATCCGCACATTGAAGATCCAGATGGGGCTCAAGTGCAATTACGCCTGCTCCTACTGCAATCAGGCGTCCCAACCCCATGAAGTCCAGGGTGACATTGGCGATGTCCAAACCTTCCTGCGCAATCTCCCGCTGTGGTTCGATGGCGGAACTGATGGCGAAGGAAGCGGCGTTCGTATCGAATTTTGGGGCGGGGAACCCCTAGTCTACTGGAAAGTGTTTCGCGTGTTGGCAGGAGCCTTGCGCTCCGCTTATCCAAAAGCGCGCTTCAACATCATCACAAACGGTGCCTTGATCGACGACGACAAGATCGAGTTCCTAGACACTCTGGGCTTTAGCGTCGGCATCAGCCACGACGGCCCGGCCATGCGTTTCCGTGGTCCTGACCCCCTTGATGATCCGACCCAACGCTCCGCGATCCGCCGTCTTTACGATCGATTGCGCCCTTGGGGGCGAATTGGCTTCAATGCCGTGCTTCACAAGCACAACACCTCCCTTGCTCAGGTTCGAGCTCATATCGCCGAGCGTCTTGGTGTGCCCCAAGATGATCTCCAGCTTTCGACCGAAGAGATACTGCTGCCCTACGACGCAGGCGGTGTGGCGCTCTCCCCTACAACCGATGACGAGCATCGCGACTATCGGGAGGCGATCTTCTGGGAACTGGTCAAGGGCCAAACGATGTCGGTCTCGACGATGCGCTCCAAGATCGACGAATTCTTCCGGTCGATTGCTCAACAGCGTCCCTCATCAACGCTCGGCCAAAAATGCGGCATGGATCGACCAAGCGATCTGGCCGTGGACCTCAAGGGCAATGTGCTGACGTGCCAGAATACGAGCGCTTCCACCAAGCACCGGATTGGCGGCATTGAGGCCTTTGAAGACATCCGCCTGACTACAGCGCATCACTGGACCACACGGGCTGAGTGTTCGAAGTGTCCGGTCGTACAGCTGTGTCAGGGTGCCTGCATGTTCCTAGAGGACGATCTCTGGACCCAGGCTTGCGACAACAGCTTCACCCACAACCTCGCGGTCATGGCGGCATCTCTCTACTGGCTGACACGCCTTGTACTCGTTGAGATCGAAGGCACCGTCATCCGACGAGATGGATTGCCAACACGGATCCCGGTCATCAGGGCTCCAGCCGACACCGTCTCAGCCTAATCCGCCCGCCACCACGGCGGGTTTTTTTATATCCATGGGAGAAAGTCATGACAGCAACAAACAACCGGACCGGCACGCCCCCACGCGGAATTCGCAATCACAACCCCGGAAATCTCCGCCGTTCCTCCGATCCCTGGCAAGGTTTAGCGAAAGACCAGACAGATCCCGAATTTTGTCAGTTTGCTGCGGCGAAGTGGGGGATCCGAGCTTTGGCGCGGACCCTCATTGCTTATCAGGACCGGTGGGGCCTCAAAAGCGTGAAGCGCATTATCTCCCGCTGGGCGCCGCCTAACGAGAATGACACGGGAGCCTACGTGAAAGCTGTGGCCGAAGCGGTTGGAGTCTCTCCTGACGAGCCCATCGATACCCACGACTATAAAATATTGAAGCCACTTACGCTCGCAATTATCCGTCATGAGAATGGGCAGCAACCCTACACGGATAGCGAGCTTGATGCGGGACTGGTCCTAGCAGGGGTCGAGCCGCCACAGAAGCCCCTTGCTCAAACCCGCACAGTGAAAGGTGGACAGGTTGCTGCCGGTGCAACGCTGCTCGGTCTTACTGCGGAAGCAGTCAAAGACATTGAGCCCGCCGTTCCCCTGCTACAGACGGCTCTTCTGGCTGCACCATGGGTTGTTGGTATCACCGCGCTCCTTGGTATCGGCTACATGATCTGGGCACGGATTGATGACCGTCGCCGGGGGCTGCGATGATCACACTCATCGGACAAATCCTCGCTCCCTTTGCCCTTCGCTTGGCAGGCTTGGCCGCAGTCATCGGTGCGATCCTGGCAGTTTTGCTCGGTGCCCGGCAGGCTGGCCGCAATGCCGAGCGCGTCGCGCGCATGCGCAAAACACTGGAGATCCAACGTGAGCAATTGGAAGCAGCTGCTGCTCGTCCTCGTGATCGCGGCGAGCTTATTGAGCGGATGCGTGAGCGGAGGTTTTGACACCCAGGCATGTATTCCGCTCGCAAAATATGACCAGCGTTTTTTGGATCGTGCTCAAAAAGAGATCAAACAGCTGCCGCAGGGGTCCGCGATCGAAGAAATGCTAAGCGATTACGCCGTGTTACGTGCGCAGAACAACAGGTGCTGAATATCACGAGACCAATATCGCCTCAGTACAGTTTTATTAATTTAAGGGCCTCCGCTCGTCCTCAATCTCCGGATCAATAGTTTGGGCCGCCCTTAGTCGCCAGAATTCAGCTGCATCTAAATCTTGCGTTACCCCCTCGCCATGCTCATAAATGTGAGCAAGGCTTAACATGGAGTGCTTCAATCCGGCTTCAGCGCCTTTGTGAAACCAGTACGCCGCTTTTTCCAAATCGCGGTGTGTAGCATCGGGGTGAGCTAAACACGCACCAACGTTCTGCAATGCAGTTGGAATGCCACCATCCGCAGCAATCATATAAAATTCGATAGCCTTATCTATACTTTTCTCTACGCCTTTGCCGCGCTCGTACATTATGGCTAGGTTGTTAGCAGCGTACGCGTCGCCTTGCTCTGCTGAATCTTTGTAAAGATCGTGTGCCAAGTTGAGATCGCGTTCAACCTCAACTCCTTCCGAATAGTAGATTGCTAAACGACGTTGCGCGAGCGCTGAGCCGCCTTTTGCCGCTTGCCAATAAGCAGGGATCGCAAGATCGTGGCGACGTTCACCAAGTGCGCCACCCGCAAACAGCTCTCCAAGCAGCGCAGAACACTGAACATCGCCAAGCTTGCTGCCTTCAAAAAAATATTCTGCTGCTTTTTGAGCCGACTTCTCAACCCCCATACCATAGAGAAAAATCATACCCAATCCGTAGAAGGCGTCTGGAAATTCGCTTTCTGCAGCTTTCTCTAGCCAGAACTTAGACCGACTAGGATCGGGTTCCGGGCAGAAGAGGAGCATATTGCCAAGCACCGATTGCACGAAGGAAATGCCTTCACCCGCAAGTTCTTCAAGTATCGCGAGAGCTTCATCGCGATGTCCAGCCTGGTACAGTTTCAGGGACTCTTGGTAGCGCGCTGCATTTCGTGAATCGATATCGTTGGACCCTGACATTTTTCGTCTCTCTGCCCGATGCCTGTACCCTCAATTTTCTGCCTTATCGTATCTTTCCATTCTCGTTAATGACAAAGACGTCACGCACTTCAAGTGTCCGAACGAAAAAATCATAGCGCCCACTGATCATTGTAAAACGCGGGTAGCGGACAATGACCTCGACATCACTCCCTTCGCGGTCTTTGAGCGCTGCAAGAATGTCTTCAGGGCTCTTCACTGTAACGCCATCAATCGAGAGGACTTGATAGCCTTCACGAAACTGCGCCTGCTCTGCAACCGAGGCATCATCGAGAAACTGAATCCACATTACGGTAGGATCGTAGCCTGTGACCGTAGACCGGCCAATGACCATGCCCGACACATGAACACCCAACCGCTTCACCGGATCACGCCGCGTCAGCGCTGCGAGTTCTACACTTTTGGTTTCCTTGCCTCGACGGATCTGCACTTGAACGGGACCGCCGCCCCGGAAATAGCTAACGAAGCGAGTCGAGAAGCGTGCTGTTTCGTCACCATTGACACCAAGGATGCGATCTCCCGGCTTCAGCATGTCGGCCCAATCGCCATCAGATTGCGCAACAACAAGTTCGCGTTCCTTCGAAGTCGTTGCGAACGTGACCGGAAGAACCGGCGGTGATGGATCTTTGCCTTGTTTGAGCAGGCTCAGGATGTTGCAGGCTTGCTTAGAGGGGACTGCGAAGTTCAAGCCCTCAGACACAGATTTGCTAAATCCTGACGCGTTCACGCCAACGACGATCCCAGATTGCGCATCAATGAGAGCGCCACCTGAATTGCCTGGGTTAAGTGCAGCATCTGTCTGAAGGCTTTCTTCTCCCTCAAGAGACTTTGTGCCGCTGATAATCCCTCGGGTCGCTGTGTAGTCCAATCCCCAGGGGTGCCCAAAGGCGATGACTGGCAAGCCCGCTGCGGGCTCACCCACACACTTCATTTCGGCGACAAGCGCCTCAGCGGGGATGTTTGCGGGGTCTACTCGCAGAACAGCCAAATCCAGATGGTTGTCGACGTAGATTTTCTCTACCTTTGAATAGGGACGGTCCTTGAAGCTCACCCGGACAGTGGATGGTGACTTCCCGGCTACGTGTGCATTCGTGAGGATCCAGCCACGCTCGCGGTCCACCAAAAAGCCGGAGCCCCGCCAAGTCCCCTTCTTTTCGTTACCAAATGAGTAATCTACCGCCGTGGTAATTTTGACGGTGTACCGACCAGCCGCCTCGATCACGTCGTTAGCCAGCGCGGGCTGAATTGCTTGTGTAGCAATAAGCGTTGCGAAAATTGAACCTATGCCAAAAGACCGAATCATCTACATGCCCCCGTTTTCCAGATCATTGGGGGACGTAGACTTTGCCGCAAGACACCTGTGCCCATCACCCCGCTGTTAGCGATTCAATACCTTACGGGGATGACAAATTTTGACACGCCTCCCGCTGAGAATATGGCCGAGCCATTACAATATAAGTTTCGTCTGCATGACATTTCAGACTGTAAGCGCGGTCGAGATTACGGGCGTCTGATTTATCCGTTGGTCAGCTTGCAGTTTGCTGAGGTCCCTCTTGCCCCGCCTCCCATTCCGCATAGGTGTTGCCATCCGGCAATTTCCATAAGGTGCGCCCATTCGCGCTCGCACCAATGACTGCTGCTGCGGCGGCCGAGGGTGAAGAAAAATTGTAGCTACTGGTGAATACCAGAAAATCAATATCGCGCCGGAGCACGCCCTTTTCGAGTAGTGTTTCCCGAATGGCTGCCGTCGCCTTTGGTACAGTTGGTGTTGCACGGGCCCGGGCCTTTGATCCCTCAGCCACGACGAACTCTCCGGACGAGCCAACCACCATTTTAGCAGCGTATCCTTCTCCTATGAAAGAGAATACCACTGAACCGCAACTGGCTGGTTGAGTGACGTTGGGGCCAAGGTCAAACGAATCCTGTGCGCGTCCTTTCATCTCGCGGAACAGATCCCATCCGAGCGCTCCGACCAAAGTCTTTGTCTGATCGACGAACTCGTCCATGTCGACGCGATCCTGAAGTGGCAGCTTACCTGCATCATTAGAGGGTCTTTTGCTATTTGGAATGGACCACCGAACACTGCTACCTATGTTGCGGATAAGCGACGACTCTACATATCGAGCATGACTTTTCGTAAGGTTCTCATCCTTGCTGATCAGTACAACCGTATCTGTCCAGAAGCCTTTGGCGTCTCGGCCAGACTCATTCGAATTATGGTAAGAGAGCCGTGCGCCAACGCCCTCCGACTCGCCAATATAAGCAAGTTGCCTGTCCTGATGATTTTCATCTGCCCCGATTAGAATATAGACACCAGGCCGCTCGATTTCTGGAAACGTCTCACGCACACGCCGCAACTGATTGCGACGAAAGGCAATAGCCTGGATCGTAGACATAGAAATCTGGGCAACACGTATCCCGCTTGGATCTCCATCGAGAAGGAAAATGTTGATCGAGCGGGGCTTCATTTTGCAGCACCAATAGACGAAGATCGGCTGAGGCCGACGACCGCCATGAGCTTCCCGTAATCCGTGACAACATCATACCGCACCGCGTCACCGGACACGCGCCGTCCTATTTCATCGAAAAACTTCCGTGCGCAGGCGATCTTGGTGGACTCAATCTCGCGTAGCTTGAGCGAGGACATTGTCCCCTTAGTCTCGGCAACGAAGTAGATGTGCTTGACAGTGCCGACCTTGAACGAGATTGCCCAGTCCGGGTTGTAATCGCCGACAGGTGTCGGAATCAGGAACCCGCGGGGGAGCTTCGCGTAGACGACGACCTCGTCGCTCGTATCAAGCTCCTCCACGAACCGCCGTTCGATGTCCGAGTCCGTGACAACGTAATCATAGACATGGTTTTTCAGTTTTGAGCCAACCTTGGAGAAGTCCTGACCTGACTGGCTGGCCGTGAATATGTCGACGTCGTATCGGTCCTCGACACCGTCATAGGCCAGGCACTCAACGACCATTGTCGCCTTCTGCTCGGAGATGATCCTGGACGTCTCGGCAATGAAGTGTTCGGGGTTCTGGCGGAACTGAGCAAAGATGCTTGGCGCCATCCCGGTGAGGATTTCCGCAACGGTCCGGCGGGTTAAATGGGCGTTTTCGGCGATCTTGCCCAGCAGGTCATACTTCACCTGCGAATAGACGGACCCGCCGCTCTCGGTGGTTGTATTGGTCACCTTGAACCCGTCGCCTGCCTTGAGCTGATCGTCCGTTATGTCATCGCTCTGAATGCCTGTTTGGACCGTGTACTGCAGCGGCGTGACACGGAGCTGGCTATCGAGCGCGCCGACGCACTTGCGAACGAGCTCGTCGGAATCAAACTCCACCCGATAGACGGCCTTGCGGTTGATCCGGCCCCAGAGCTCCTGAAATTCCTTCTTGTCAAAGTTAGCGTTCAGAGGATTGGTCTTCGGCTTCCGGCCGTCTTCAACCTTGGGCAATTGGGCGTCGCTGAAAACGCTGTCGATCAGCTGGAAGACCTGATCGGCATAGGGCTTCAGATCTTCCGGAAGCGCCGCCAGCGTGCCTGCGGTTTTGGCCTCGTGGTAGCCGGCCGCAATCTGGTCAGTGTCATCGGTGTAG